CATGGCCGAACGCCGCTCGATCACCGTGTGGATCTCCGATCAGCGGTGGCGTGTTCGCCGCTGCCGGGTGCCGTCCGACCGGCACGGGGACTGCGACTACGACAAGCGTCTGATCCGCGTCTCCGAGAGCCTTCGCGGGGACGATCTCCTTGAAGTCCTCGTCCACGAGCTGATCCACGCCCGGTGGCCGGATCTGTCGGAAGAGGCAGTCGAGGAGTTCGGCCAAGAGATCGCAGCGGTGGTGACGGCGTTCGGGTTCGTCCGAGAGGAGGATGCCGATGGATGACCGTATCACCGAGATGGTGCGTGAGTTGATCCGAAAGCACCCGCAAGCCCCGGCCCGCACGCTCGCCCGCCGGCTCGTCGAGGACGTGAACGGGGCGCTGACGCTCGAGCAGGCCCGGAGCCGCATCCGCAGCATCCTCGGATTAAACGGCGAACCACGGCGGAAGCAGTCGCACGACAAGCCGTTACAACGGCCGCCACGCAAGGCCGGCGAGCGGCTCGCCATGCCGCCCTCGCAGGCCGAGCCGTGGCTGCCGTTCGACCTCGGGATCGTCGGCAAGGTCGGCGTGCTGTCCGACATCCACGTGCCGTACCACGACGAGACGGCGCTGCGAGCGGCGGTCGATCACCTCCAGGCGGAGCAGGTCGAGTGCCTGCTGCTGAATGGCGATTGGGCCGACTTCTACTCGATCTCGCGCCACGAGAAGAATCCGAAGCACCGCAACTTCAAGGCCGAGCTGCACGCCGGGCGTGAGCTGCTCAAGTGGTTGCGGCAGGAGTTTCCCGACGCTCGATTCGTGGCGAAGCTCGGGAACCACGAAGAGCGGTGGGAGAAGTGGTTGTGGGAACACGCCCCGGAGATCAGCGACGATCCCATCATGGGCATCGACAATTGGTACGGATTTGAGCGGCTCGGGATTGATCTCGTGAAGGACAAGCGGATTGTCCTCGCCGGCGCTCTGCCGATCCTGCACGGACACGAGAAGGGCAACGGGATCAGCTCGCCGGTGAATCAGGCCCGCGGGGCTTTCATGAGGCTCCACCACACCGTCCTCGAAGGCCACGGGCACCGCACCTCGACACATTCCGAGCCCGATATGATGGGCCGCGAAACGGTGTGTTTCAGCACCGGGTGCCTGTGTGACATGCGGCCCGCCTACGCTCGGCTGAACAAGTGGAACCACGGGGCGGCGGTGGTACACGTTCACGCCGACCGGACGTTCGACGTGGAAAACTTCCGCATCCAGGCGGGCAAGGTGCGGCAGTCATGACCGGCGACGAACTCCGAGACATCGACCGGCGGATTCAGCGGGCCGGTGCGGCCAATTGTTGGACGGGCACTCTCGGCAGCCTCGCCGCTGATGCGAGGCGATTGGTGCGGCACATCGAGGAGCGTGGCATGGCGTGCGAATACCCGGTCGATCACATCCTTCGCGGCGAGCGGGAGCTGCGGCATTACACCGGCGACGAGATGGCACCCTCGGACGCCATGATTTTGACCGAGGACGACGCCGCAGACGTGGCCGAAGAGACAGCCAGGGCGGCGCAGATCGGCGATGGGCGGGTGTTTCCGGAGCCGGAGACGGCCGGCCCGCCGGTGGCGGTGCGGCTGCTCGAGCAGGCGACCGCGGCGGTTCGTGATCGTCACGCCGTTTACGGGCCGCCCACGGCACATTTCGCACGGACGGTCGGCATGGTCAACAACCTGTTTGCCGACGTGCTCCGCCGGCCGCTCACCACGGCCGATTGGGCACGGATCATGATCCTCGACAAGCTCGCCCGCGATCTCGGGCCGCGGCCGCACGCCGACAACGCCGTTGACCTCGCCGGCTACGCGGCCTGTCTTGCGGAGTGCCAAGCGTCCGCACCCCCTCCGCCCGTCACCGGTCACCGGTGACGATTGAGCGTGTGGAGTGACACGTGATCGCACGACCGACGCACTGGCGGGCCGTCAGCACGGGCCGCGAGTCCGTCGCGGCACCGGGCGATCACGTTTCCCTGGCACACCTCGCCGGCAACGGCGCGAAGAGCGGCAAGATCACCTCGAGACCGGCCTACACGGACCGGGAATTGGAGCTGATCGCATACCGGCTCGGCGTGACGGTGGTGGCAGTGAAGCAGGCGATCGCCCTGGGCATGCTGGAGAGACTCGATGGCTGACTCCCTCGATGGCATTGTCTCGACGACGACGAGCCTCACGCAGACGCAGACGGACACCGTCGGCAGCTCGGCGCGGGCCGTCTCCGTGGGCAAGTCGTACCCGCTCAACAGCGTCTCCGGGCCGCTCTCGGATCAACTGTGGGTGTCGAACCGCTCGCTCGCCGTCGGCTCGACCGAGACGCTCGACCTTCTCGCCCTCGCCGACACCATCCAAGGGGCCACCGGCGTGCAGACGATGCGTCAGGTCCGGCTCGTCCGCGTCGTCAACAACGAGACGATCACCGGCCCGCGGATCGTCGTCGGGCCGTCGGGCACGAATGGCTGGGGCCGTGTGGCCGGCGAAGTCGGCCCCGGCGGCGAGCTGCTCGCCGTGCAGCAGACGCACGCATGGGGCGTGACCACGACCGAGCGTGGCGTGACGATCCGCGCCACCGGGCCGACGGGCTCCGTCTCCTACTCGATCGTGATCGCCGGAACCGCCACCACTGGCCCAGCGGGGTACTGACATGACTCCAGACGCTCTTACCGCCGCCGTGACCGGATTCCTCGCCGGTGCCCGCGACAAGGCCCGCGGCGGGCTCACCGTGGCTGAATTCGGCAGCCTGACCGTCGAGTTGATCCGCCTGGCGGTGACCGGGCTCGACACGATCTCTGGCATGGATGGGCCGACGAAGAAGGCGTGGGCCATGTCGTGCGTCGGCTCGCTCTTCGACAGCGTCGCCGACTCGTGCGTCCCGCTCGTGGCCAGGCCGGCGTGGTGGATCGTCCGGCCGGCGGTTCGCTCGCTTGTCATGGCGGCTGCCGGTGGGGCGTTGGAGCAGATCCTTGCCCTCACGAGGGCCGCGAACCCGGAGCCTGCCGCATGACGACCGCCATCCTCCTCGCCGGTCTCGCGGTGGCATGGCTTCTGTGGTCACGCCCGACCGCGCCGGCGGGGCTGCCGCCGCTGTCGCCCATCCCGTCGCTCCCGGCAGGCCCGGCGATGTCGTCCGGCCCGCACCCGCTCACGCTCCTGGCGATCCTCGCCGCCGGTGCGATGGTGGCGTTCTCGATTCGGGAAAGTGGAAAGCCCGCCCCCGTTCCCGGCCCCGCCCCGGTGGTCGGGCTCGATCTGCGGGGCCGGTTCGTCGGCCCCGACGCCGCGACCGACGCCGCTCTGACGGCGGCGCTGCTCGAGGAGTTGGCGTCACAGATCGAGTGGGACGGGCAGCAGGCCGAGCCTCGGCTGAAGACCGGGGCGGCGTTCGACGACTTGCGGCGGGCCGCCCGCGAGCTGCGGTGCCGCGGCGTTTCGCTCGGGGCTCGGCAGCCGGCCGTCCGTGACGAGATCAAGCGGTTTCTCGACGCCGAAGCCGGGACCGAGGGCGGGCCGGTCGATGCCGCTGCGAGGGCGAAGTGGGTGCGGGCGTACAGGGCCGTGTCGGCCGCAGCGGCGGAGGCGACACGATGACGCAACGCCAACAGACGTGGACGCTGTCTGCTGTGGCGTTCGTGGTGTTCGCCGCGATGCTGGGGGCGCTCGTCGAGCGTGCCACGCACCGGATCGCCGCCGGCGTCGAGAGCCGGTTCGGCTACACGCCGGACCCGGAGGGGCTCCGTCAGGTGATGGCGGAGTTCGGCCCGCAGGGGCGATTCTCGGCCGCCGGTGCCGACGCGATCGAGAAGGCCGAGAAGAGAGACACGTTCCTCTACCGCTCCGCGAACAAGGCTCACATGGCCGTCTACGGGCAGCCGTGGGTGGTCGGCCGGCAGGGTATCGGCGACTGCGTGTCGTGGGGCTGGGCTCACGCCGTGTGGATCGCGCTCTGCTGCGATTGGGAGACCGGCCGACTCGCCAACCCGCCGCCAATGGTTTGCACCGAGAGCATCTACGGCGGATCTCGCGTGGAAGCTCGAGGGCGGCCCGGAGACGGCCGCAACCCGGTCGGCGGCTACTCCGACGGCTCCTACGGGGCCGCCGCGGCCCGGTGGGTGCGTGACTGGGGCGTGACGTTCCGCCGTGAGGCGGGCGGCCACGATCTCCGGGTCTACTCCCCCGACACGGCGAAGGCCTGGGGCGCGTTCGGCAACGGCGGCCAGGGGGACGGCGGCAAGTTCGACGAGTTCGCCAAGACGCACCCGGCGAAGCACGTCGCCGCGGTCGGCACGTTCGCCGAGGCCGCCGCTGCGATCGAGAGCGGCTACCCCGTGGCGGTTTGCTCCGGGCAAGGGTTCGCAAACGTCCGCGACTCCAACGGCTTCGCCGCCGCGAGCGGATCGTGGGCGCATTGCATGGTGTTCATCGCCGTCCGGTACGCCGCCAACGGCTCGCCCGAAGACGGGCTCCTGTGCCTCAACTCGTGGGGTCCGACGTGGATCTCCGGTCCATCGTGGCCTGGGGACATGCCGGCGGGCTCGTTCTGGGTTCGTCGGTCGGTCGTCGACCGGATGCTCGGAGGCGAGAACACGGACTCTTTCGCCGTGGGCAGCGTCGGCGGTCTCGGCCACCGGCCCCTCGACAACGGCAACTG